ATCGCGAGTTACCCGCTTTCAGATGTGTGGGAAGGACCCGTGAAAGTCTGTGAGGATGAATGGTTGTCTTGCTTGTTCGCGGGTCCGTGTGTGTCCGGTCATTGTTTATTTTCCTTTGCTCCACACCTTACGCATTGTTCCTGGTTATCTAAGACCAGATGTCCCGACGCCATACATTCTGGAGCTATTTCCTCAATGACTGAGTCTTCTTGTGATTGCCCTATGTTCTTGATACTAACTGCACTTGTCACATGTATCTCCTGTGTGAGTGGGTCACGCTTCACACTACCCATGAGTACAGTGTCGGGTGGGCAGTCAGGGCATTCGAGTACACGCTCCATACCACTTTGAACAGGACGGACAAGTGTTTGGTCTAGGGGATGGGATACACCAAGCGCAGGGTTAGAGAACATGATCTTCTTATCCTCGATTCCCCACATCGAACGCATGGTCACGTATTCGTCCATCATTTCCAATGCTCCCTTCCACCCTGGATAACCAAACAACTGCATGCACAAAGCGGTCTTCTTCGATAGGTCTAGGTCTTTCCAAGGCTCGTTGATCTCCACTGGGTACTCCTTAGGAATTGACGGAATCTCTTTGGAATCTCCACATCTCGTCGTACTTAACGGCTCATTCCCCTCTATGCGGACAGGAAAGTAACGTTTTCTCTCGTTGGCCGCTCCCGTCCATTCTGTCTCCCCAGGGTGTTGAGCGAGGGAGAGGTGTATCTGATGCCCTACTTCCTGGTTGCGATGGCCTTAGCCAGTTCTTCCCCGAAAAACCTTGTGTACTTCTTCTCGACGATGTCCTTGGCGTTGGCTGTGAATCCGAACATGGCCCTGATGGTGGCCTGTTTCCCGAAGGCGTATAGCAAACGGATGGGTCTCCGGGCATTCCCGGTACGTTGCCAGATGCCCGTCTTGCCGCTTGGCATGGTCTGGATGAACGTCCTGGCCCTGCCCAATAGGGCCTTCGGGCGCTTGCTCTTGGGGATGATGGAGGCTAGGTCCACGCCGATCTCCTCGCGTTGGGGGATGGCGATGTTCCTGCCTTTGGGCTTCTTGATTCCCCCGTATTCGTGTATTGCCCACCGCTCATCAGGCGAACCCACGCGGCCCACGAGGTTGCGCTTGTTCATGGAATCCACGTTAAACCCGGTGTCCCGGCTCGTCAAAAAGTTGCGCTTTCTGATGTTAAACCGTTCTTGCGCCAGCACTTCCACGGTGTTGGTTCGCACTTCCCACAAGAGCGCGTTTCCGGCTCGGCTAATGGCATAGGGTATCTGGTCTCGGAACTGCGACAAGTGCGCGATGTTCTTCGTGAGGTTTGGTATGCCTTCGACCGTTATTTGCATGTCTTTCCCCTTTCTAGCATCTTACACCTGATGCGACTTTTATAGTTCCAAGGTGGTTGAGGTTATGCCACGCCGCCACACCACACCCCGTAACCGGGGACAGGGTTACTTCTCGACCGGCTTGCACTCGCACCAGGTATCCGCTTCCCAGCAATAACTCGGGCGCTTACAGGTTTTCTTCTCTGCGTGAATCCCTTCGTGCGGGCATTTCAGGCACCGAGTCGTTCCACCTTGCTCGCACTTCATCATTCGTTTCCGCTTCGGCATCCCGTCCTCCCTTTCCCACTCGTGTTAGTCGCCCTGGTGGGCGTGGTATGCGGCACAGCGCTTGTAGTTGAAAAACACAAACCTTCGGTTTATTACCTCTGCCCATTCGAGAACCCCATTACTGTAACAATCATCTCACACCCCCTTCGCCCGATTTAGGGCGTCCCAGAGCGCTTGGGCCTTGGAATCAAATTCCCTATCCGGTATGTGTTTTTCTTCTCGCTTGTAGCATTCCTTGCACATATAAAGTTCAGATTCCATCCTAGACATACAAGCTGGTTTTCCACAAATACAGCACCTCGGAGCGACCTTCTCCGCCGCCTCCACCAGCGCCGAGAGGCGGGCGCGGACATCACACATTAGACACTGTCGGTTGAGTTCTCCCACTTGCTGGCTCACCGGAACGGGTCCTTTGTCACTCACGGCTTCGCCTCCTTAGAATAAATCCCTCCCGTATTTAGCGAGATTTGAAGCGCTGAATAAATGTCTCCATGCTTTCCACCACATTCGGGAAATATCAACTTACTCATAGCAAACGAGATGCCCTTCTCCAAACTATTTACCTTGGCCTTGAGCGCGGCCACCTCGGCGTCGCGGGAGGATACGCCTTCTATGAAACCAAAGTTAAGCAGGTAATCCGTATCGGCGTTTTCGTAGTCGCACCTATCAGCCCCGGGTCCGAACAGTGCCTCTTCAACGTCTTCGTTGCGTTCGCATTGCTCAATTTTTTCAAATCTGTACGGCCCATCGGCTTTCCCGTCGTTCATGACGCCCTCCAGTTGTTGACCATCTCTATGCGCTGCCCCAGCCACTGAACTACCGGTACCGCCATGCTGTTCCCCAGGGACTTGTATCTCGGACCGTCCTTGGCTGGCTTTCTGGGGTATGGGATCAGTGTGTAGTCGTCGGGAAATCCCTGAAGTCTCTCCCACTCGCGCGGCGTCAGCCGGCGCACGCATCCGTTATGGTATAGGTCTTGGTCTTGGTGCGTGTCCACGGTGAACGCCTTTTCTGGGGCCCCGATGCCGGAGCAAAAGGTAGCAAACTTCACAGCAGGACCCCCTGCGGCATGTTGAACCACGCGCGGTCATTGAACCATAGGGTTTCCGTTATCTCGCGCGCTCCGTCCGCCATGGCCTTGCGGCTCACCGAGTTCCATCCGTGGTACAGGTCGGCGTACAGGGCTGATGTGTACCCGCTCAGTACCACCAGGCCCTTCGCGTTTGCCACTGGCATCCCGATAGACACCGGCGCCGGTTCGCCCATCTCGCGCATGTGTTCCGCGAGTCCACACACCTCCATGAACAGGTGTTCCGATATGAACAGGCGTTGCACGTCTGGAACGGTTTTCGCGCTCATTCTTCGGGCTCCTGTCCTTCGTCCTGGCACTCCGAACCGAACCCGCACGGCCTCACGTCTTCCTGGTCCAGCAACCGGCACGCCTCGCGCATCTTTTGCGACCGGAAGTCCCACGACGGTCCCGAACGGCTCCCCTTGAAGGTTGTGTTGTGGTATCCACACAGGACTTGAAGGTTCTCGAATCCGTCCACGTTCTCCGGATGACTTGACCTAGGGACGATATGGTCCGCGCAGAGGTCGCCCATACACTTCTTGTCCTGCAACTGGAACCCCGCTTCGCACCGTGGCGATCCGTACAGTTCGACCTGCTTGGTGAACAGGATGGTCAATTTGTCCTTGAGTTCCATCGTCCGCTTCCTTTGCTTCTTGGACACCGGCTTCAACCTGGACCGATTCATCTCGTAGGGCTTGGCGTTCGGGTCGCGCTCCATCCCTATCCCCGTCTTCTTGTTCTTCGTGGGTCGGAAGGTGAGCGGGGTCATGGACGCTTCACCCACCAGGCGCGTAGGAAATACGCCGCCAACGCGAACCAAAGGGCAGGACCGCACACGATGACTCCGGTAAGCGCCACCGATAAGCCGTGTTCCTTGACCGTCTTGTGCGGGTCGGTGAACAACACCACCGAGAACGGCCCCGCGATGCTCCACGCCCCCAGGATGCACAGGACCGTCTCAAGGGTTGGTATATGTATTTCCAGAGTCATTTCTCGGCCTCCCAATCCTTTTCGGTTTTAATTCCGCCCTCTGCTCTTCGGGCGTCCCAGGGCAGGACCCGGTCGGCCACCACTCTCTGCATCTCTCGCAAACTTCACGCTTCATCTGCTCGTGCCACACCTTGACGTGATTCCGGCGGTTCTTCTTTCCTTCACCACTCTTTGGCATTCCAACCACCTCGACGCTTTACTGCTTTTTGCGCGTTCTCGCGTGCTTTCACCACGACCACCATCTTCTCGATCTCGGACGGATTCCTTTTTAACCTAGCCACTAACCGTCGAAGTTCCACGAGCTCATGGCAGATCGACGGCATGGTCGAGATGATCGCCAAAAGTTCCCCCGGCTGGAGACTCTGCACGTTGCAGGCGCTCTTGCCTATCCCGAGGATGTATTCTTCTGAAAACTTCGCCGGAACAGTGGGGGCCGATATCTTCTCGGCCACGAACCCCTTGTCCTTGAACAACCCGTACACGAACTGCACCGACACTCCAAACCGCTTCGCCGCCGCACCCTTGCCGTGGACATCGGAATACTCTTTGATCCGTGTCCTCATCTCGTCAGGGATGCGTTGGTTTTTCAATTTATTCGTCCCTCTCGGATTTCTCGCCTTCCCTGAATCCCCTGGCGAAACTCCTGGCCGCGATCCTTCGAGCCAGTTCAATGGCGAGTTTCGCGTCCTCCTCGGTCAGGCCCTCAATGTCCAGTACCAAGTGCGCAGCTTCCAGCAAGTCCTTCGGGTCCTGATTCATTCATCGTTCCTTTCGTTCCCCGGCTCCGCTTCCAACTCATCCGAGATGGCGGTGGACCGCTTCGACAGCTCTTTCCATGCGCTAGGGCTTAGAAAAAAGTTGGTGTGTTTATCCCAACATCCGCAGCATTTGGATCCGGTGACCCTGTACCCACTCCCACAAGTCATGGGGCCATCGTCCTCTTGGATCGAGATGGCCTTGAACTTATGCTGCGTGCATTCTAGGATCGAGAGAAAGTATCGCTTAGCCATTACATCCACCCTTTCCCGCTCGTGTTAGTCGCCCTGGTGGTCGTGATATCGGAACCAGCGCATCGGATCAAACCTCGACACTCCTTCGCCTGTGCCCCACGAATACTCGATGATGCACGTAGGAACCCAGTAAAAACCGTCCAGAAAAACAGGTTCGCGCGAGAAATCCCACGGTCCATCAAACGGACGATCTTCCATCACTCCACCTCTTTCTTAGTTGAATCTGCGTGGTCCTGCAGGAGCCCATTCGCAAACTGAACCATGTCGAATTGCCTGCGCTCCATCTGCTCCATGCGGATCGACTCGGCTTCCCTCGCACCCTCGCCCTTCAATTCAAGGTATTCGTACAGGTCCATCACTCCACCCCCTTCTCCCGGTTGATGGCGTCCACGACGGCCTTCACTTGCGGGCAATGCTCCTCGGTCTTTCCGCACCCGATTCGTTCGCATGTTTCGCAGTACTTCGATCTCAACACCTCCGCCGCCTCCACCAGCGCCGAGAGGAGGGCGCGGAGGTCGGCTATTTCCATGTGAGCGCGGAACACTATTTTTTCTTGAGTCCTGCAATACGAACGCAGGTTCTTTCGGTTCATCGTGCTGATTGAATCGGGCTCTTGGCTTGAGTTGCCGATTGCTCCGTCTCCTGGCTCTCCGTTCACGGCTTCACCTCCTGGGTCCCCTGGGGTTGGGTTTGGGCGATGGCTTTCCTCAGTTTTGTAATTCGATCCCCAAAAGTTTCATCCGTAATTCCTGGATACGGATTGTCGTTTTTCCATCTCCATGCTTCTACAATGTCCTCACATAGCTCCCGCAACCTCTCGTTCTCTTTGCGGAGCGCGTCCACCTCGGCGTCGCGCGAGTGCCATGCCGAATTAAGACAATGGCACTCTATTTCGGCCGCGACTCTCGTTCTTGGTTCTCTTTTCACACTATATTCCCACCCGTTAGGTCCGCACGTGATGAACCCAAAATCACGAGCATCACCGGGTTTTCTGTTTGGGTGCTTTTCAATTTTGTACGGCCCCTCTGCCGATTTCCCGTCGCTCATGACGCCCTCCGTTCCAAAATTTTACTTTCTTTTGCCAATTCAGTTAATGACGCCGGTCATAGACCGACCTTTTTGTACTCTGAAATAACTCGCACCGCCTCATCGAATCCTCTGCAAACGCAGGCGTAATACCCAGCCAGCTTCAACGCCTCGATCCATTCGGCCTGTTCCTGCGACGTAACTCCCCCGCGCTCTCGCTTCATCTCAATAAACAGCCCCAGGAAAATTCCGTGCCGACCAGGTATAAACAGGTCGGGAACTCCGCTGGACCGTCCCTCGGTCCTGAAATGGTTAACCGCTCCGTAGGACATTTTCCCGGTGTTAGGAATGGCGAAAATGGACTTGGGTCCGTACTGCGCTCGGCACCACGAGACAACTCGGGATTGCTCGACGTGTTCCGTTGGGCAAACCGTATTCTTGCCTTTCCCGCCGATCTTTTCCACGACGTTGGAGGCTCGGGGAGCGGTCGGGGAATATAGGCGACCTAGTGCGCGTTTCATTTTTCATCCTTAAAAACCGGTTTAAATGTTATTGAATATTTTTCAATGGCTTGTCCTATATCATTAGTTACGTCAAATTTTTCTCCAGTTATTACTACATGGTCACCTATGATTTTATAACGGTCGGATGCATAAAACCTTTGTCCCAACTCACTCCAAAAAACTTTGATTGGTTTTTTCATTTCAGTAGCTCCCCCAGTCTGCGAAGTTTTTCCTTCTTCCAATCGTCTATCTTCTCGTTGCCCCAATACTCCCTCATCTGCGCGATCATGATTTCAACGTCTGCAATCTCCTCAAGAAAGTTCGGAATCGCGTCACCCTTGCGCCTCTTGACCTTGTTCACGGCCACGATCAACTCGGCGCACTCCTCCTGGAGCATGTCCATCTGCGATTCTATCCCCCAACGGTCCAAAGCTGATTTTAGGAGTTTCATTTTTATACATTCCTCCAGTTGTTGACCATCTCTATGCGCTGCCCCAGCCATTCAACCACCGGTACCGCCATGCTGTTCCCCAGCGCCTTGTAGCGCGGCCCGTCCTTGGCTGGATTTCTGGGGTACGGGATCAGCGTGTAGTCGTCGGGGAATCCCTGAAGTCTCTCGCACTCGCGCGGCGTCAGCCGGCGCACCATACCCATCGCCGCCGCATCGTCAGCCATTCGCCCGGGCCCTTGGTTTGGCATCGCGCGCAGGGTGGGGGCCACCAACGGCACTCCGCGCCCCGTCCCGTCCTCGCTCCCGTCGTATCGGGCCTTTAGACTGTGGCACACCATCGTTTCTGATTCGGCGTCGTATCTTTTGGATGGATGGGCATTCAACGTCATCGCCACATGCGGCACGGTGTTGGCCGAAACCCCGTGGTGGTGGGATTGAAGGGTCTGGGTAGTTTCGCGCTCAATTCCGTTCCGCATGTCGAATGCAACGTGTAGAGAACTCCCCTTAGACATAGTTCCGGCCGGAATACCGGGCTCGGCTTTTGAACGGTTGGTTTTGCTGGTTATTTGGGCCGCATCAAACGCCACTACCGGGTCTTGCCCTCGCGTTTCTCCGGCACGCTCGAACCCTCGGCCACTTGCTCCAATGCACGGCGCAGTGTCGTGGGTAGCTCCTTGCCCCGGCGCGCGGCTCGGCGGAGGATTCCCCGACAGGCTGTGGCGCTCAAAAAGTACGGCAGCAGGTAGGTTAAAAAATCCTCTTCTGTTTTGAATCTGGCCCTTGTGCGCGGGTCGTCCCACGTCTCCAAGATGTCCGACAACGAACACACGACGGCGCCGCTGTGGTACTCCAAAGTATTGAGCGTCCAGCACTCGGTAGGCCCACCCATACCCGAGTTGTGCCAGCCCTCCGAGGAAGGCTCCAAAAGCCCGTCCTCCGTCAACCGACAGGACGCCGGGGACGTTCTCCCAGACCACCCAACTGGGGCGCATTCGGTCAATAGCCGCAAGATAGACGAGGGCCAGGTTACCACGCGGGTCATCCAGTCCTTTTCGGAGTCCTGCAACGCTGAAGGATTGACAGGGTGTTCCTCCGCAAAGCAAGTCAACTGATCCTGGTCCATATCCCCACTCCTTGAAATTGTTCATGTCCCCGTGGTTGGGCACGCCCGGGTAGTGGTGCTTCATCACCGCGCACGGGAACGGCTCAATCTCGGAGGAGAACACCTGTTCCCACCCCAAACCCTTCCACGCCTTTTCCGGGGCCCCGATGCCGGAGCAAAATGTCGCAAACTTCACAGCAGGACCCCCTGCGGAATTATTCATTCGATCTCCATTTGCGCGGGGTCTTCAACTTGTTCCAGGTTTCGCTTTGCTTGTTCGTAGTACGATTTCTTTAATTCTACGCCTACAAATTTTCGCCCTTCCTGCAATGCGACGTAACCCTCTGAACCGATCCCGGCGAACGGGCTAAGGACTGTATCTCCCGGATTCGTCCATAGTTTCAACGCCCTCCGAATGACTTGAAGTTGTAACGGGCAGATGTGTTTTTCGTCTTCATTCTCCCGAGCGCTCCGATACTGCAAAGTATCCGACGGGTTAATGTCGCTCCAGATCGGAGAGGCGTATTGTTGCCAAAGCGACACGGGAAATTCTTCGGGAGTGTGGGAAATCCGCTCCGTGTTATCTCCCGGTTTTCTCATCGTGATGAGATAGTCCGGTATGCCTTGTCGGCTCATGCTTGAATCCTTGCGAATGGTCTTGTGCAATAAACCAAGCGCCTTTGTTCTCTGCATTGCCGTAACTGGATCTTTCCAGATGACTACCTCGGAATGGTGGATGAATCCAGCATCCACAAACTGACGGATTAGTTCTCCCCGGAAGTCTCGCAACCCTATAAACCCATCGTTCTGCTTTGAGGTTGGGAGCAACATACAGTGGAAAGACAAAAGCCTTCCGGGCTTTGTCACTCGGTAAAGCTCCGGTACCAAATGCCGGAAGTGCTCCGAAAACTCACCCATGTCTTTGCAATTACCCATGTCCCTGGCGCTTGCGCTGTAGGTGTAAAGGGACGCGAATGGAGGGCTGAAAATCGTATAATGGATACTCGCGTCAGGAAGTCCTTTTACTACGTCCATGCAATCCGCTTGATATATTACAAACCTCTTTGATTCGAATTGATCCAAGACTTTCATGATTTTGCCTTTCGGTGGTAACACTTACCGCATTTGTATCCAGGTTTTATTTTTTTCAATAAAGCCGGGACATACCATCTTTCTTTACCGCATGAAGAGCAAATAGCATACCCTCCCTTTCCATGCGCTCTATTGTGGCTTCTTCTTGTTTCTAGAGATAAATTCTCAGGTCTGTTATCCGATTTGTTTTCGTTCTTGTGATGCACAATTTCATCAGGCCTTAGTTTTCTTCCGATTTTTTCTTCCATAACGACTCTATGCTCTCTTCTATTTATATTTTCTCCCCAAATCTTAGAAGAAAGAATTACGTATCCGTTTGCATCTATTGATTTTCCAGTTAAGAAGTTTGGGTGTTTCTTCCCAATTATTTTACGCTTGTTCATTTTTTTACCTCACTTGTTATGGCATTATACATGATATTAAATCATGCGTCCACCCCAATCCATTCAGGAATAAACATTTCGACTTTTGGCTGGTAGTCGTTCCACTCTTTTGATGATCCTCGAATCTCTTGCATCAACTGCTCTTTAACCATGCCCACCATTTCCTCGGCCATGTGCGTTGCGTCGGCTTCCTTTCGTTTGAAATTTTCCATGATGGCCGTTTCCGTTTCGGCGCAGATAACATAAACATCCACGGGTTTCTTTTGCCCAAACCTCCAGCAACGACGTATAGCTTGGTAGGTCTGTTCGTAGCTGTGGGATGCACCCATGAAAATCATTCGGTTGCACTTCTGCCAGTTCATGCCAAAACCGCAAATCGAAACCTTGGAAACCAACACACGAATATCCCCGTTGGTGAAACCAAGTAAGCGCTCTTTCTTTTCGTCCAGCGAATCCGAACCCTTGACCTGAACAGAGTCCTTAATGGCATTTTCTACGGCGTCGGCCTCATCATTCAATTCACACCAAACCAAGCACGTCCCTTTCTGGTTGGCAATTTCAGCGGCTATTTTCACGCGCTGATCCGCCGTGGCCTTGCGTGTCGCCCTTTGGTCCGATAGTGTTTTAACGTCAGGAGCAAAAAGAAAACCCTCTTTCCAAAAATCCCGATGATCCACTTCGATAATTCGAGTGTGGATGTTCAATGCGGGAAGATTAAATCCTTCATCGGAATAACCAAGGTCGGAAGGACGCTTCAACATGGCACCCCAAGAAGCCACCCAACGCCAGAACGGTTTCACCGCATGACCTTTTAAACGCCAGTCTTGGGTGTTATCCATGTCATGTACGAAGTATTCCGCCAGCATTTCGGTTCTTGTTTTCACGCCCAAAAATTCTGAGTGGTTACCAAGCTCCGTATAATCGTTGGGTGATGGCGTTGCCGTACACGCCAAACGATAAGGGGTAATTTGAAACGCCTCGATGAGCGCATTTCTTGTTCTACCCGAATATGATTTTAGGATCGAGGACTCATCCAAAACCACCCCAACAAAATCCTTCGGGTTGAAGTGTTCAAGCATTTCATAGTTCGTAATTGTTATTAAGTGGCCTTCATCCTTTCGGCAGTATGTGATGTGAATATCTAGTTTTTCTTTTGATTCCCTTACGGTCTGCTCTGCCACCGCCAACGGAGCCAAAATCAAAACTCGACCAAACCTGGAAACGTGTTTTGCCCATTCGGCCTGCATAAGTGTCTTTCCAAGTCCGGTATCGGCAAACAAAGCAGAACGTCCCTTCCTCAAAGACCAACGAACCAAGTCAGCCTGATATTCAAATAGAATTTTATTTATGTACTTCACTTCTATTCCATCAACGGAGTTAGTCTTGCTTTTGGATTCAATAAATTCTTGGTAGTTCACTTCATCCATCCTTTTAAAATCAGGAAGTAGTATTTCCAAACCGATATGCGTTTATGTGTACAAACCGTGACCCAATCTGGATGCGATAGATAATCGGGGTCGTGCATGTAATATTCCACTTTTTTCACGCATTCCCCCACGTTATAGCCCGAGACCTTTTCTCGCTTAGTTCGCAAGCCCTGCACTTCCCCTTGACCCACTTTTTGTGTGTTGGGCACATGTGGTACCCGTTCAGTTTTGCGACCTTCTCCTTGCGTCTCGCAAGGGATTTCATCGAATCGTAGGCGTTCACAGTTCAGTCTCCCTGATGCGAGTGGTACTTGGCCCATCGCTTTTGATCGAAAATCATCTGTTCCAACTTATGCAAGTCTCCGCCTTGGTGAATCGAGTAAAACATGTGGACCTTGCCGTCTGACAGTACGGCAGGCTCAAAAACCTCCGTTATTTCGTCGAGAGTTTTACGCATTTTTTGCCACCTTATTCATCTCACAGACTGGACACCCATCGACGTGCCGTCCTTCGTGTTTGCCTTTGATGTGATCGATGGTCATTGGATCGGGGCCAGGGCCCCCTACCACCAGTTTATCGTTCTCGACCAAAGGTAGGTATGTCTGTCTGTCTGTTGGTCTGTATGTATGTAGTGCAAGACCATTGCAAGTTGCTTGCAAGTCACTTGCAAGTGGTCCGTTTACCGTTCCACCCTGAAACTCGAATTGTCTACGTTGGGACCTAAGTGTCTGGGCCCACTCTTTATTTCTGGTGGCGTTGTCCATCTTGTAAAAAATCAAATCCGCCCCGAATCGGTATGGTGGGTTGGCGTCCCGGTCGAAAACGTGGAAAGGACGGCCATTAATGCTCTCGTACTCCAGTTCACACCCCATATGCAGTATCCCGGCTACACGGTCGGGAGGTATGGCCGTGTCAGCCGCCAGCAGATCAATCGGATCGTACAGCCTACATGATGCGTCTCCGTTTTCCAGACGGCTGGCAATCTGCGCCCAGGCGTATAGCACTAGGTCGCGTCCTTGGTTTTGATATTTGGCGAATAAGGCTCGGATTGCCGGCCTCCGATAAAAATCCGAGTCGAGTTGAAACCATTTCATGCGTCCTCCACTTGATCGAGAAACAAAAAGCCGTGTCCCGGCACCTGGCATTGTTCGTTGTCGCGGCCCTCGGTGGGCTGGGAATATGGGCCGAAACCCATCCCTACGAACAATGCCATGCGTTGAAACACGGCTCTAATCGATCCCCGCGACAGGGCTATGCATCCCTTTTATCTCAACGTGTCGTGTATGTCAATTTCAAAACTTGTGGCAAGCCCGCGTGGTCCTCGATGTCCCGGCGGGAAGCGCGTGGTCAGAAACGAAATCCGGTAGGTTTCTTTTACGCAACTGTCGGCGCAAAAATTCACCGTGCCCAGGATGGTCGGCGCACCCACAGCAACGGTTTGGATTCCCAAAGATGACCGTTTTCAGGTGTTGACGATAATCACCCATGTGCAGCCGGATCCCGCAATGCGGACACTTTTTCCACGTCATGTTGGGCGAGAGTCGTACCAGGGTCACTTTGTCGCCTCGTCGGCCAAAACCAGCGTCTGAAGCAAGGTCCGGCCGCTTTCCTGAAACTCACGCCCCGAAATGGTTACACCCTCGACGAGGAACTTTTCTCCCTGCGCGCAATTCAGCGTTGTGAGGCTGAACAACTCGCAACGTGAAATGATGCGTTCAAGCATGGATTCCTCGATGCGCTGCTTGGTGGTTTTTTCTTGGTTTACGCTCATTTTTTCATTTCCTTTCGTTCTCCGGCTCCGAGGTGTGGTGGGTGCCGCTATTTCAAGACGGCTATGCCTCTAGTAAGATTCCATCTGGTGTGTCCTGCCCCAAAAGCCACTTCAGGGGCTTATCTGGTACCACCGCCAGAACCCGAGGCGCTCTGCACGTTTCAACCCCTGATGATAGAGTTGAAACCGGCATCACTATTGCGGGCGCTCATCAACGCCGCATCTGTCGCGTGTCCTTCCACGCCGACCCACTACACCACGCAACCGGGGACTTGGTTAATCGTTGTGGAAACCTTTGCAGTCACACTCTTCGTACTCATCACCATCGCATTCCCTGCCTTCGTCGTGTTCACCATGCGCCCAATCGGGATGTCCGCATTCGCATATTTCTGGCGCAGGGCCGCATAGGTCACAACCGTTTTCTTTGTAACCTGGCAGGTAGTGGTCGCAGTGCCAGTGATAATCGCCCATTCCGTGCCCCGGCTTACCCGGTTTCCCCGAAAGACTCGAAAGCACGCCGTCCTCATCAATAATCTCCGGCTCTTCTCCTCGCTCGCATCCAGGACACCCTGGTATCTTGCTCATCTTTATGCTCCTTTTGTTAAATGGTTCCACGAACTTGATTTAGTCGCCCTGGTGGTCGTGGTATCGGAACCACCACATCGGTTCGAACGTTAAAAATGCCGTTTTGCACAATTCAAGTTCGACGGTCCAATACCAAACAACCCAAACCTTTTTCTGCTCATCGTAGTGTCCTGTACATCCCACCTCACACCCCCTTCGCCCTGTTTATGGCGTCCACGACGGCCTTCACTTGCGGGCAATGCTCCTCGGTCTTTCCGCACCCGATTCGTTCGCATGTTTCGCAGTACTTCGATCTCAATACCTCCGCCGCATCCACCAGCGCCGAGAGGCGGTCGCGTGGATCGGCCAACGGGCACGGAACGTACTCTCCAACCGAATCGTGTGTGTATCTTTGGCAGGGTTCGCTCACGGCTTCACCTCCTGGGGTTGGGCGAGGGCGAGTTGTAGTGTAATGCAATAGCGTTGTAGTTCTTCGGGAACGGTTCCAATATCCGAATGGTCGGAGATATACGCAATCGCGTTAAGCAAGTCGGACCCTGCGGCTTTAATTCTCTCGTTCTCCTGGCGGAGCGCGTCCACCTCGGCGTCGCGGGAATGCCAGGCGGCATTAAGGTGTTCAACGCCGATGTTTTCAGCGTTGACCTTTACCTTCGGTCCAACGACGTATGAAACATCAAAATCAAAACATGGAGCCGGTTCGACCCTATTTAAATACGGCCCATCGGCTTTCCCGTCGCTCATGATTTCCTCCCCGAGCAAATCCTTCGGAACCTTCTCGCCTCGGCTCTCGGGTTGGTCAGGTAGTACCGGCGAACCCGCGCACCTTTGTACGTCTCGAACCAGCCCTTTTCCACTCTGAATCCCTCGGCCATGATCTCGCGTATGCGCTCCGACAGCCGGAACGTTCCGCAATTGGACAGGGCGCTCAACGGTGTAATTCCGTTCGGTTCAAACATCATGTAGTTCAGCACCTTGGCGGTCTGTGGCTTCATGAATTTTCCTTTGTTTTCATCCGAATTTTATGCTCGGGTCGGACAACTGTTCGGGCGTCGTCGTAATGTCCAGAGCCAACTCGTGGCGGATTGCCTCAATATCCCACCCCTTGGACTCGCACCATGAGATAGCTGCATTTTGTTTCATGTTCCTAGACCGAAGAGCCGAAAGAATTTCTTCTCCCAAGTTCAAGAGTTTTTTTACGTCGTCTTGCGTCTTCTCAAATGCGGTTTTTGTCTTTCCTTCATGGGCCGGTATATTATCTTTTTGAGACGGAACAGGAGACGGCTTTGGAAGCTGAACCTCTCCAGATTCCAGCCACGTTCGAAGTTGCACCCCGGTTTCTTCGCACGGTTTAAAAATCTTTCCGTCAAATAATCCAGTTCGGTCCTTTGAAACCTCGGCCGTGTGGTTCATTGCCATGTCAATGACGGTCGTGAATTCGTACTCCATTCCGTCTCGCTGGATGGGAGACATTCCGACTTTTTTTGGAACCTGTTTTCCATCCTTGTCTTGCAGGATGTACTCCTGTTTTGATCTCATTGTAGCGATGACATGGATGTCGGCTTGAAGAAGCGCCTCTTTGAACGCTTCGTGTTGTTTGGTGATGGTGGCCCAGTTGGTGTAAGTGTTTCCCCTGCCGCGTTGGTCCAGGAGTTCCTTTTGGTCCAATAGTCCACCAGATCCAGCCCACTCATGAGTTAGGCTGTCGATCACCACGACCGAATAGCCGTCAGACACGGCTTCGTCCAGGGCCTTTTTGTACTTTTCGACCGTGAACGGTGCTTCGATTTCGCATGTGTCGAAATCCAAATTGACCGTTTTACCTTCGACAACAAACGGTCCAGCGTAAAGCGAAGCGGACCTATTTTCCGTGTCCACCACGGCAATCTTTCCTCCGTTCGCCAAACCCTTCGCGATGAGTAGAGCCGAAAGGGTTTTTCCCGAGCCCGATGGTCCGGTAACAGCGGCTTTTAATTTGGCCTGACGTTTGACGGCTTTTTGAAATGTCATGCGTTACTCCTTGACTTTGATCTCGACGGTCTTGGGTTGTGGATCGTATGTTTTCAGGATGAGGTCGGCCACGGGCCCGGGGATGGTCCTCCACTTGTTGACCCCTACTTTTTTGATGTTCGGGATTTCTTCGATGATTTCGTTTCTAGCTTCGGGGTATTCCAACAGCGCGTTGGCGAACGCCTCGACCTCTCCTTTGCTCAGCGTCTTGTCTTTTAGTCCGGACGGCAGCTCCACGGTAACGCCAGGTACTTCGGTTGGAATGTTCACCACTTTGGACGGATCAGGTCTCGCCGAAACGGCGGCGGCAGTCATGAGCACGTCCAATTCTCGCTTGAGGGCCGACAACTTTTTGATGGCCTCCACCAGATGAGCGTACGCCGTGGCCTTCGACTCCAGCGTAGGAAGAGCAAGGAACGCGTCCCTTCCTCGGATAGTGACAACCTCTCCGGTCTCAACGATGGTAATCTGATATTCGGCGTCTCGTACAATGGGCGATTGAGGCCCATCCGGCACAACGGCCGAAACTTTTTTCTTTGACACGTTATTACTCCTTTATTTTCCGAAAACCACGCGGCCAAACACTAGCACCCAAATCAACGCGGCGTAGATGATGGCCCTCATAGTCACTCCCGCTCGATGATGGTGTAGTCCTCGGGGTCGTATCCCGTGAGTTCAAGGCGTCGTTTGATGAAATCTTTCGCGCTTTTTCGCGTGGGGAATTCGTCTACGTATGTGGACGATGGTATGGGCCCTTCCGTGTTTTCGAAAAGTATGCTCACGTAATGGACCTCGTATCGTTTACCCACAGTTATCCTCGAGCATTTCTTTTTGCCTCACGAGTATCTTTTCCACCATGCGGACCGTATCCAGCGCGTCATGGACTGATCCATATTTCAGTTCGTTTTCCGCATGGCGCAAAAGCGACTTTGCAACGTCTAGACGCTCTGCGTATTCGTCGGTCATGGGTTGTCCGCCTCGCGCATTTTTTCAGCCTCGGCCCTGCTTCGCTTTTACTCATCGTATTCATTCGCCACAGACTTTTCATGCTCCTCAGCATCAGTCCGCGCCGGTTCGCACTTCCACGCCTCGGAAAACGTGCGTCCCTCACCGGTCCAATACTCCTTCCCATGCTGGTAGTACCCCACTCGGCACTGGATGGACGGGAGGAGTGGGGGAAGGTCCAACCCTTCGCCACCCACGTCTACGATGCCGATTTTAGCGTTGAGGCCTTCACCGTCCCCGTATACGTCCATGGCACGGTCCAGGGCATCCTTGATGTCCCCGATGTCAGGCAGTTCGCGCACACACTTACGCATTATTGGACCTCCACGAATTTATGCTCTTTGTTGAGCACGTATTTGGTCTTGGGTTTAATTCCGTCTTCGCCTACGTAACCCACCGTCACCCGGAACCTTTCGGCCGTCTCGTCCCACCACTTGATGATGATGGTGCCTTTGTCTCCGGCCTCCGCGCAGTGGAATGACAGAGCCGTGCCCTCTCTGCCCGTGGCCGAGGCGCTGCCCTTGTAGCCCGTGGCCGAGGCGCTGCCCTGGATGCCCGTGGCCGAGGCGCTGCCCTGGTCGCCCGTGGCCGAGGCGCTGCCCTGGTCGCCCGTGGCCGAGGCGCTGCCCTGGATGCCCGTGGCCGAGGCGCTGCCCTGGTCGCCC